TATTTACAGGCAGTCCTAGCCATCTTAATAAAACAGACGAGTTGGTCAAGGTATCTGATTATGTGGGTGAAGACCAACTTATGAGTGGTATCAATTGGTCTGTGGATTATATGTCTGTTGTTGATGCTACTATCTACGCAGGTGTGGTTTTGTATGATGCTAATAGTAACTCACTAGATTCAGAAGTAGGCTCTTATGACGTTGGCGCTGCAGGTAATAACTATGTAACTATCTCAGGTATATACAGTAACCCTCTAATACTACCTGATGTTGAGTTTATATCATTCACTATCGGTGGTATATCTGATAGAGGTGGTACTGATGATATTAGATTAACGAACCCTACACTATCTATAGACTATCACGATAAGGTTGCTGATGAGATTCTTGAGGAAATCATTAACGATATTATTGATAATGGTGGTGAAGTAATGAAGGTTGAAGAGATACAGCTAGAACCTTTGATGGAAATAGTTGAGGAGGTAGCTGAAGAGGTTGTCGAGGAAGTGGTCAAAGTAGTAGAGACGGTTGAGGTTGCTGAAGTAGTGGTCGAAGTAAAAGAAGAGACTAAGGCTGAGGTTAAAACAGTAGCTGTAGTAGCCCCAAAAGTTCAAGCCAAGACTGTAGTTAAACCTGCCACCAAAGTAGTAGCAAAAAAGTCAGTTAAGAAGCAAGTAAAAAAGGTGGTTAAGAAGACCGTCAAGAAGCAAGTTAAGAAGACTATCAAGAAGTCTATAGTAGTTATTGCTAAGACTACAACAGCCAAGCAAGACGTACAAGTTGGTGAAGCTACAACAGATGCGCTGCAAACATTAAACCTAATTAAGTCCATCACAGTTATGACACAAGTAGCACTGGTGGACACAGTAGATATAAGCAGTTACACAGGTATCACATTGAGTGAGTCAGTAGAATTAGAAGATAACGATGATTGGTATCAAGACCAAGCATTTTATAGTTCGATAGGAATGACCGATAGTGGCATCTTAAACGGTTACAATAGCGTAAAAATTAACGATAACAGGGAATGGTATGGAAGCAATAATCAATTTTATTAAAGAAGCATTAGAAGGTAAGAAGATGTCAGCAAGCTGGATTGTAACTATAGCTATTGCTATTGGTGGTTTAGTATTCTCAGGGATGTTAGCTCTTCAGAAGTACGAGACGGTACTAGCTGATATAGAGGCACTAAATGTTTCTTCTCATGAAAAAACACCTGTTTATACATATACATATGACGATACTGCGCTAGAAGCAATTACAAGAGTAAACTCAGGAGCTATCATTAGCTTGTCTGAAAAAATAAAAGCATTAAGAAAAGACCAAGATCGTGTTGATACTAAAGTAAACTCAACAGGAAACCCGTTATCACTATGAATAAATCTACAATAATCTTTTTAGCAAGTATGATTGTAACAGCAACAGCTTTTGCTTTCTTTAATCAAATGATGTCAATGCCTCAACAGGTAATGCAAGGTAGTATGCAAATGATAAATCCACAACAAACGTGTGACTGTAAATGTCCACAACCTCAATAATAAAGGAGAAATAAGATGTTAAGATATAACATAGAAGTTACAAATAAAAAAGTAAAAGCAAAAGCAGAACTTAAAGGTGAAACTAAAAAGAAAGAGACAACTAAAAAGAAATCTTCTAAGTAATTGATTTAACTGAAGTTTTTGTATTATAATGCAACCAAACGGAGAACCTAATGACCTTTAGAGAACTTATCAATGAAGTCCTAATCAGGTTGAGAGAAGAAACCATTGCTACCGACTGGTCGGGTAATATCAATGACAGCACAACAGTAACCGACTATCAGAAGGTTATTGGCTCACTGATTAACGACTCTAAAAGTAATATTGAAGCTTACCACGATTGGCTAGTCCTTCGTGAAACTGTTGACGTACCTACAGTAGTAGGCACTAGAAACTATAATTTATCGTCTGGACAAGAGATAAAAGTTATCGATGTTATAAATCAAGATCAAGGCACTCACCTTAATCAGATTAGTCGTACACATTTAAATGCAATGAAATACCCTAGCGATAATTCAGGCGATCCTTCATATTATGCTTTTAACGGTGTTGACTCTTCAAACAACTTAAAGATTGATTTTGAGCCTAAGCCTAATAAAGTCCAAACCATTTCATTTGACATTGTTAAATATCAAGATGTATTAAAACTTTCAGCTACCGCAATTAAAATACCAGAAAAGCCTGTTGTTATTGGTGCTTGGATGAGAGCTGTAGCAGAGCGTGGTGAAGACGGTGGAACTCAATCTAGTGTAATAGCTATGGAATACAAAGAAATACTTAATCAAGCTATCATGCTAGACAGTGGCAATACTAAATACGAAAGTGATTGGTATGTCAGCTAGATTAGAATATACTCCATTAGATAATTTAGGACTGAATGGTTTAAACGTTCAGGCAAATCCTGCCGCTATCGATCAATCATGGTTAACTGAAGCGGATAATATTGTTTTAAGAGAATCAGGTCGTATCTCATTTAGAAAAGGCGTTAAGCAGAATATATTAAAGACAACTGCTAAGATTGGTGCTATAGGTGAGACAAGTACGGGTGTTGTAGTTGCCGCTGTAGGTACTAATATGTACACAGTAGACTTTACTGCCCCTAACTCCCCTTGGACTGCTGCTTATGCTACTGGAGGCTCTGCCTCTGACTGGCAAATGATAGACTTTAATCGTGAGCTATACTGCGTTCAATCTGGTCATATACCTATAGAGTTGGATGGCACTACTTGGGCGGCGTTGCCTGCTACTTCTGGATATAACGCACCCGCTGGTGTAACCACTTTTAATCCAAGCTGTGGAATGGGATTCTACGGAAGGCTATGGGTAGGCGGTATTACTGAAGAGAAGGATGTTGTTTATTACTCTGATACTTTAAATGCTCATAAGTGGAGTTCAGGTGCTGCTGGTGCGGTTGATTTGAAAACCGTTTGGGGAACAGATGATATTGTAGCTATTGCTCCATTCTATGGAAAGCTAGTTATCTTTGGTAAGAGTAACATCGTCATATATGGCGGACCATCTGAACCATCTACTATGGTATTAGACGAAGTTATTAGAGGTATTGGTTGTGTTTCAAGAGACTCAATACAGTCGGTTGGTGATGATTTATACTTCCTATCTTCAACAGGTGTAAGGTCTTTAAGCAGAACAACAGAGAAGGATAATGTACCACTACAAGACTTATCTTTAACAATCAAAGATACAATTATTAGAAACATCTCTCAAAGTTCAAATGCTAAAGCGTTGTATGTTGAGAACGAAGGTACTTATGTTTTATCTTTTGTTGATTTAAACATAACCTATGTCTTTGATATTAAGCATGAAACTCCTTCAGGCACTCCAAGAATAACAACATGGTCATTCGATGATGATAGAAACCCATCTAGCATGGCTTACACAGACTCTAAGGGCTTTTTAATAGGTCAGATAGCGGGATCAATAGCTACTTATGAAGGGTATTATGATAAGGATTATGTGAGCGGTGGAACTTATACGTCTGCATCTTACACAGGAACATTTAAAACTACTTGGATAGACTTGGGTCAAGGCGCTATGGCTTCTATCCTAAAGAAGATTAAAGCTGTAATTTCAGGTGGATCAGGAACTACTATTGGTGTTAAGTGGTATAAAGACTTTAGTATCGAGCCATCTAATACAACAAACTTCTTGCTAAATCCAGGAAGCTCGGGAACAGCTTCTTTATTTGGAGCTACAACATCTTTATTTGGTACATCTAAATTCGCACCTATTTTTGGAATGAAAGAATACAATATTCCTCTAACAGGAAGTGCTAAGTATTTACAACTAGAGATGAGTGGTGAAACCGCTGGCTCTACCTCTTCATTACAAGATATGACATTATTATATAAACAAGGGAAGATACGATGAGTAACTATACAATTGCAGTAAACTGGAGTGGTAAAGACGCTTTATCTGATTCAGATGCAGCCAAGGTAATCTCTGGAACAGATTTTAACACTGAGTTTTCAGCTGTTCAAACAGCAGTTAATACTAAAGCTAATCTAAATGGATCATCTAGTGAAGCCTTCGCTATTAACAACTTAACGGTTTCTGGAACAGCGACCATTGTAGGCGAGGCAACTGGACCAACTCCTACTACTGGAGACAATACAACTAAATTAGCCACAACAGCATTTGTAACTACTGCGGCTGCGGCTGTAGTTGCTGGTATAACTACTTACACTTTACCTGCTGCGACATCTTCTGCACTTGGTGGTGTGAAGGCTTCGTTGTCAGGAACAACATTAACTATTAGTACAACATAATGTCAATAACTTTCAACGGTACTTCTTTAAACTGGTACACTCATACGATAGAGAGTAACGGTTCTACTGTAAGCTCTCCTTCTGCGGTAGGCGAGGTTTACTTTGGAAGTACCAAGGTTTGGGGTGTTGGAGATTATTCATCAGAGACTACGCTTTATAGTTTTAGCTTAGCACCTGATTCACAGAACTTAGAAAACGCTATTGCTCAACTAAAGAGTACCTATGTTGCCGCTATCAAATCCTCCTCTTACAGTGTAGGACCAGGTGGCGATACACGATGGGATGTAATACTAAATACAGGATATCGTATGGTTACAAGCGATGGTACTTTTACAGGAAATGGCTCGGCTTCCTTTTATCTATGGGAAGGTCATTCAGTTACAGGTGCTAACACCTCACACAATGGTGGAACAAGTTGCTCACTTAGAAGAGATAACGGAGCTTAAATGTCAACAGCACTAGAAAATTTAACAGCTAATGCAGGGCTTAATAACTTATTAGGTCAAGACGGTATGTTTAGACAGAATCAGTATTATAGACGTTGGCTTGATAGTCAGCAATCAGTCAATCCTGCTTTGTCTGCTGGTCTTGATATTGCTGGTAATATTAGTGACGGAAACTATAATTTTGAAGCTCCAACTCCAGCTGGACCAGCATTAACACCAAGAGAAAAAGAAGTTCAAGATTACTATGACTACTGGAAAGATGATGGTATTAGTGGTAGAGATTTAGCGCAAGTTGGTGGATTCCTTACTGGCGCGCCTATTTCGTCTCTTACTGATTATGCTATGGGTAAAAACCCAGCGGGAGGCATAGGGTCTTACTTAGGCTCTTCTATACTAGGCTCACAAGCTGGCTCTCTTCAAGAAGCTATAGCCCTATCTAATATTGGCGGAATAGCTGGACAAGAGTTAGGAAGAGCTATTAGCCCAGGAGAATGGAAAGCTGAGGTAGGTAGTCTAGGAACAGGTGTTGCTAAATCCTTGGGATTTAAAGAAGGTACGCGTGAATTTGACGCAGCAAGAAATGTAGGTATGGAATTTATGGCTGACGAGCTAAGATCAGGAAAAAGTATTCAAGACATTGTAAAAGAATCTGATCTTTCTGTTGCAAACTATAATGAAACATGGACTCCAGGTAATGTTCAAGTTGAAGATAAATCAACTGGCTATGGTATGAAAGCTCCAGGTGAAAGTTTAGCAATAAATAACAGAGGAAGTATGTTTGAGATAACTCAAGAGCCTAGCTCAGTGAGTGATTTTGCTGGAATGTTTAATGGTGTTAGCAATTCTATTAGTAATTATTTTGGTGGTAACGATGGTTACGGAAGTATGAATACTTCTGAAGGCACTGTAGCTGGAGATTATTATGAAGGCGGATTCTCTAAAGAGGATATGGACTTTGCTACAAGTTTTGATGGAAATGACAATAACACAGGTGGTGGATATACTGCTGCCGATGAACAAGATGTTGCCGATGAAGTCGGTGTATCAGATTATTAAGGAGAAATAACATGGCTTTTTGGGATGATTTTAAATGGAACGATGACTGGAATAAGCCTTTACTAAATGCTGGCGTTGCTTTAGGAACTGGCTATATGGCAAGTAAAGCTGCTAGGGAATCTACAAGCGCTCAAGAGCAAGCTGCTCAATTAGCTTGGGAACGCTCACAACCTTGGAACGTAGGTGGTGTATTTGGTGCTACAACTTTTGATCCTGAGTCAAGAACATCTTTACAAACCCTGTCTCCAGAAATGCAAGCTCAGTATGATGCTTCAATGGCTTCAGCAAAATCTAATAGAACGCAAGCAAACGCACTTGGAACTGATCCTGCTGCAATGGGTAAAAAATTCTACGAGCAACAAAAAGCTTTATATGCTCCAGGACAACAACAACAAAGACTTGAACGTGAAAATAGACTTGTAGCTCAAGGTATGTTTGGTTCAACTGGTGGTCAAATGCAAATGAACTCTCTACTTGATGCTCAAGCTCAACAAGATGCTCAAGCTCAGATTGCTGGTTACGATAAAGCTCAAGCTATACAAGATACTTACAGAGGTCGATATGCTAGTGACTTATCTCTTGCTCAAGGCTTGGGTAATTTACCTGCAACTTATGGTCAGGCTGGTCAGGGTATTGGTGCTAATTTATCTGGTATTGCTGGAACAGCAGGTAATATGCAAGCTAGTGCTGCTAAACAAATGTCTGATGCTTCTGCTGGTATGTGGGGCGGTATGGCAGGTGCTGTAGATAGATACGTTAACCCACCTAAAAAAACTTAAAGGAGACATCATGGCAGAATTAGGAAATGTTTATGACGCTTTAGCTGAAGAGAAGGTAGCTAATAGACAAACTGGTCTTGATTATTCTAAGATTAGAGAAGGCGGTGTTGCTGCTGCTGTAATGGCTCAAGCTGGTGGTATGCTTGGTGGTGCTGCAATGGAAGCTGCAGGATACCAAACTCCTGCTCAAGTTAAGCAACAAGCTAGACAAGAAGTCCAAGCTATGTTTCCTAATCCTACAACTTACTCACAAATGGTTCAAATGGCTAATGCCTTTAAAAATCTTGGTCAGATGGATGATTATCAGCAAATTATGAAGATGGCTAACGACATGACTGATTCTTCTACTACAAAGAAATGGCAAGCTGTTAGAAAAGACAAAAGAGAAGATATTCGTAAAGAAGCCGAGAGAAGAAATTATTTTTTAAGTGAAGACGATATTAGTGCTATTGCAAATTCATCACCTGATGTTGCGCAAGTTAGTGCTACTACTGATACGTTTATACACCCTTGGATGAACGCTCTTGAAAATAGACTTTCTCAAATGAAACAAGACCCAGGGCTTGCAAAAGTACAATCAGCTGTTGTTACACCTTCGTCTCAACCAACTGATTTAACATCAGACAAAAAACAAAACATAGACACAAAAGCTCTTGAGAGTATGAACGCTCAATTTACTGGTGAGACTAAAAATCTTAAAGAGAATATTTCTACTATTGAAACTGGAATAAATATTGTTAATCAGGTTAGAAATGGTAATACTGCTGCCATGCCACAGATGGAAAGAATCCTAGCTAAATTTAACTCTGATAAGAGAATCTCAAACCCTGAAGTTCAGCAAGTTATGAAGATCGGTGGTCTTGGTCAAAGAATAGCAAACTCAATTTCAAGGTTTATATCAGGTGATACATCCGCTCAAACATTAAATGATATTGAAGAAATGCTTGTTAGAATTGGTCAATTAGATCAAGAAAAATACAACTCTAAAGTTGATGATTACACATCAAAATACGAGAACAGATATGATAAGGACACTTTGAGTAAGTGGATTCGACCAAGTACAGCTCAATTTTTCACAACAGCTCAAAAGCTTGAGCTTGCCAGACAAGAACTTAAAAGACGAGGAAAATAATGACTACAAAGTTTGATGGAACATGGACTGACACAGATGATAAGGTTCACACAAAAGACCCTGTAGCAAAATCTGCTTATGATGATGAAATGAGTAAGATGAGTGATGAAGATTTAACAGCTTACATTGCTAAACTTGCTGGTGAAACCCCTAGAGAGCAAACAGCAGGCTCTGTAGATCTTAAATCTATGACAGATGATCAGTTAATGGATTACGCTTCTAAATTAGAGCAGGGGCAGTCTGGAGAGAATAGATACACAGACCTTAGTGAGTATTATATTGACCGTATCGAATCAGGCATTACAAGCACACCGTCAATGGTGGGCGCATTTTTTAAAACACTGGTAGTTGATCCAATTGAAGATATAGCGTCACAACCATTTAGTGAAACAGTTTCACAGTTTGGCGGAGACTTAGCTAAAAATACATTTAACCTTATGACCAAGTCATCTCTACCATCTCTTTCTAACAAAGAAAATGCTCTTGAAGATCTATATCAAACTTTTGGTGAAAACTACATGAATTATCAGCATGGGTATCAAGAGCTGTTTAATTTAGATGTTGATCAAACTGGTAAAAAACCGCCTAATGATATTCATAGATATCTTGGTTCTGGTGTTGAGGCTTTCTCTGATCCATACGGATTGCTAGTTAAAACCGGAGGTAAGATTACTACTGTACTAGCAAGAGCTATGGGCTTACAAATTGTTGGTATGGGCGCTGAAGGTGGTGGCGATCTTGGTGGATCTCTAGAAGAGTCTTATACAGGTGAGCCAGAGACAGGAAGTTGGAGGACTATTGGCGCTTTAGCTGCTACTATACCTGCTGCAACTATATCAGCTCCGGTTACGTCTGCTTTATTTAACACTGGTGGATCTGCTATCAGGAAGTTTAAAGAAGTTAAGAACAACCCTAATGACGCTCAAAAAGCATTTGCCACTACATACGTTAAAGGTATATTAAATAAAATTATCGAAGAGAATCCTGATATTGACGTGATCTTGAAAGATTTAAATAAGATTGGCGTTAAATGGGATGCTGGAGACTTTCCTTTAATTGCTGCGGCAAACCAAAGCCCAACAGCTCATGCTGAATTAGTTAAATTAGCCAGAACAAACTCTTCATTTAGGCACGGTTTCCAGATGGAACTAGACAGGATGAAAGAATTAGTTGAGGTAAATGCAGATAAAATATTTGGTGGTAGATACACAGAGCTACCTTGGTCTGATACAGCTATTAAGAAAGGTATGCAAGCTCGCCAACAGAGATTAATTAAAGCTAGATCTAATATTGATGATCGTATTGTAAACTTACAAGAAAGGCTTGATCCAACTATGTCTGATCTTGATCGTGGTATTGCTATTGAAAAATTAATAGCTAAACGTGAGAGCTTGGCTAGAGCAGAGGTTAAACCTTTGTATGATGAGTTAGAGTGGAAAGCTGATGAAATGGGAGTTAAAATCCCATCGGATGCAGTTGAAGATTTCTGGAGGTTTGTAGAAGAAAATAATGCTCGTGATCTATTTGGAAAGGGGTCTGAAGCTGATATTAAAATTATCAAGCTTCTAAAACCAAGAAATGTAAAGAACGAGATAACCGGACAGGAAACTTTGCAATCTCCAGAGCTTACGTTTTCTCAGGTTGACTCTTTGAAACGATTAATTAATAAACTTAAACGTGAAACAAGAGATCCATCTGAATTGCGTAGAGTTAAACAGTTAGATGATGCTATGGGTCATACAAGACAAGATGGTAGTCGTGGTGGTTTAAGATCACTATTGCCAGAAGAGTTTGACTTAGAGTTAAAAAGTATTGATAAGTTATATTTTGAAAAGGTAGGTCTTCCGTTTGATGCTGAAGCTATTGCTCAAATCGGTAAAAAGAGATATTCTTCTGAAGTTGCTAACATTATCCTAAAGAACCGTGAAGCTCTTGATCAGTATATGAACGTAGCTGGCAAAGAAGGCCCTCAGCTTGCTCGTGACGCAATGATTGCCAAGCTATACACTAAGACAGTAGTCAATGGAGTTTTAGATCGTAAGAAGCTTGCTAAAGAACTAGCAAAAAATAAAGATGTTATCGATGGAATACCTGGAATGAGAGGTGAACTTGATAAACTACAAACAGATGCTGATTATCTTGGTATGAGAATGGGAACTCTTGACGATGCTCTTAAAGTTGAAAGAAATAAAGTTGCAGATCATTTTCTAACCACAAGTGATTTTTGGCCTAGCTATAAAAAATTAGCACAAGGTATTATTGGTAGTCCTCAAAAGAGAGTTAAATTCTTTAAAGATTTGAAAATGCTTGACTCTTCAACCAGGACAGCCGTGTTAGAGAGAGTTAGAAGGGAGTTTGTGGAAACTCTTAAAACTCAGCCTATGGGTGCTTATCATTGGCTTGGTGACAAAGCAAACGCTAAAATTATAAATGATATAATGGGTAAAGGTTATACTCAAGATCTGAAAGACTTTGCTAAGGTTATTGATGCAATGCACGGGATTGATGTTTCAAAGTTGGGTGCGACAATAAACCCTCAAGAGTTAGATCCTGTTGGTAAAATTGCTAAAGGTCTTGATGCAAAATATGTATCTTCTCAAATTAGAGACCGGATATCTAGTATTACTATGAAAATGACTAGACTAGGCTCTAGAATGTTAGACTTTAAAACAAAGCAAAATATGGATAGAAGTGTATTTGAGCTATTGGTTGATAGGGATGGCATGAAGAAGATAAATAATTCTGTAGCAAAAATGGATTTCAATATCGATACCCCATTAAAAATGAAAGAAATCACTGGTTTGATTAAAGAAATATTACCGGTATATATGTACACCGGACTCAAGACAAGTGTAAATCATAAAGCTGAAGAAATAGAACAAAAAATTCAATAGGAGAAGTAACATGGCAAGAGGCGCAGACGGTTCAATGTTAACCGAGAGACAACTAAAAGAATTAAACAGAAAACGATTTACTGATGCTTTAGAGGCTGGTAACTTATTTAATACTGGCCCAATCACTGATGATGGTGGTACGGAGTTTGGTACTGACAGATGGGCTTCATACTTTAAAAGCAACCCAGAAGAAGCTCCTAGCGACTGGACTGGTGACTCTGAATCTTACCAAGAGAAAGCTCCGACTGATCAAGAATTTCTTGCTCAAATGGATAACATGGAAGTCTATGACGATGAAGACAACCTTGTTTATGCTGATGGTCAAGATGTGGGCGGAGAAGGCCAAGATAGAGGGCTAGAAGGCAGCAGAGATGGTGATGGCTCATTCAAAACTTACATGAAACCTGTTAGTATTAAAGATGGTGAGGTTACCACGTCTGATGAGCAAGTGCCTACTGAAGATGTTATGGCTGGTATTGAGAAGCGTAAAGCTGAACGTCCTGCTAAGATGGCCGATATTGAAAGAAGATTAGCTGAAGTGGATGCTGTAGATGTTGATGCCGATGTTGAAGCTGAAATGGCGATTGAAGAAGAAGACTCAGTTGAAAACTGGACTACTAGTTTTGAAGCAATGTCTCCTGAAATGTTTGATGCAATCAACCCTGAAGATGTTAAAGATCTAAGTGAAAACGCTCAGACAGCTTACAACCAAATTAAAGGTATGGATGCTGGCCTTGATCAAGAAGTTGGCGAAGGTATGCTTTCTGGCAAACCTATGGATGAAGCTTCTAAGTCTGACATGATGAAGTCTGCAATGATTAATGTTGGTCTTGATGACGCTCAATCTGCTGATTTACTTGGTAAGTTAAAAGGAATCTGTGGCTAATGGGAATGTTTACGCCTAAACAACTTTACGCGGCCATACGTAGTGCTGAAACCGATATGCTTGATACTAAGCAGTGGGGGAATAATAGATGGCGTAGAACCTCTCACGCCCCTGCAACTGGGTCAACTGCTTTCGGGCCAGTACAACTAACTGGTAGAAGGTTAAGTGGTCAAAAATTCAAAGATAAAGATCTACAGAATTATGCTGATCGCTTTATGACTCAATCAAAATTATTTAACATACACGGTAATGAAAAGTCTATAAAGGGTTACGACCCAAGACTTGACTACGCTGACGTTAACAATCCTGATGCTGGTGTTGGTATGCTTACGTCTAAAAAGGACAAGGAAGACTACAAGAAGCTTACTGAAAAGATGATGGAGAACACTTACGCCAGACAAAACGGTAACTTAGATGACTTCATTAAAGATTGGAGGCATGGTGGTAGTTATAAAGGAAAGAAAGACTCAGATTACTTCAGCAAAGTAAAGCGTTATCTAAAAAACAATCCTTAAATCTTAGGCTTCTGTAGTTTGGAAGGTACGCTAACGTTCATCTCAGCGTTTAAAGCAAACAACTTAATCATTGCGCTACGACTTAACCCGTAGCGTTTTGCTTTTGTGTCTATGAAAGATAAATCGTCTGTGTCTACTTTGATATTGATCTGGTGAGAAGCCATAATGCCCTATTGTGTGCTATAAATAATACTATTATACACTATAGATACACTTGACTATTTGTTGGAATATGGTATAGTTAGCACGCGTGGATAGGAATCTCCTCAGATTTGTTTTTTCACCCCCCATAGTGTTTTTTCAACTATTCACGCACTAAATTACTAGGGATTAAGACCTTGAACATCAACCTGTTGTTTCAATTCTTTCTCGTTCCTATTCAAACATCTCGTTAGATAATGCTCATACGCATCATCATAGTTAGCACCACCTTTAGTGGCACGGTCAGCGTAGTCTTCAGCTAGTTTTATACACATTTCTGTTGTTGTCATTAACTTCCCCAAGTTTAGTCTTGCATTTTTAAGAACTCACACTTGATCCGTGGAGTGTTCGACCAATATTTTCTTGCACGTATCATCACAATTTGTCGATCGTCTTCGTAGTATATACCATTTAATGAATCTAGTATAGCCTTACAGTAATTATCAATATCTGCGTTATTGTCACAGAAACGACCCTGGTACTCTAATTTCTTCTTCTTCGACCAAGACTTAGGGATTTGCACAAAGAAGTCTAATTTCGCATATACGTTCGTCTGAAAGGGTACAAACTGCACATCCCCCAATGCAACTTTCATGGAAGCTCTGAACTCTGTATATTTCTTAGGATAAAAGGTTGACCATCTTGTTACTCTAGGTCGGCTTGCTGGAACGGGTGTTACATAGAATGTATGCTTCATGAGTGCGTTTCATCCTCACCAAGGTCTAACTCGTTATCCAGGTACTGCAAGTCTTGCAATGCTTGCTCTAATGAGCATCTAATGAACTGCTCTCTGTCTGATCTTGGGTACTCAACTATGTCATTGATCTCTTTAAGGAAGCCAAGAATACACTCTATCTTTTGTTTACATAACGCATCATCATGAAATTTCATCTTATTTCTCCGTTTGAAAGCTTCCAGGTATGTGTCATCTTTCCGTACTTACCCTTTTTAAATATATTTGTTTTGATCAACAGCCCTTTGTTGGTTAGGTTTGTCATGGCACGCCTAACACTTGTTATTGGATAGTTATGCTCCTCGTTACATACATCCAATACTTCATCAGGTGAAAGACGCTCTTCTTTATTGAAGATAGCAAGTATCAACTCCTCTTGGTTTTGAGTATTTTCTCTTGAACGTGAAAGGGCACTACCCTCTTCATTGTTAGTATTGTAATAACTCATGCTCCAGCTCCTAGCATCATGAATAGTCTACTCATTGGATCATAAGCATTACGCTTCATAATAGATTTTTTAATAATGTTTGGCTGTTTTTCTATTGGCACATATCCAGCATGAATGTTGCTTTGTCTTCCTTTTGTGGGTATCTTTCCAAGAGTATCTACATCTCTAATATTTCTTTGTAACCTTGCATACATTGTTGAAGTGCAAATATTATATTTTTTTGCACACTCTTCGGCTGATAATACGCATCCATCTGATAAGGTAAATTTTCTACAAGTATGTTTTTTCTTGCGACCCATCGCTTTATGTTGAACACGCATTACCCACTCCACTTTATTAGACTGATCTAATCTGTATCTGCAAGCTGTTGTTGTTAGATTTAATTTTTTACTTAACTCTAATGCTGTCCAAGTAGATCCATCAGTAAGTGTGTATTGTTTTACTGCTTTTTTCATAACATTCTTTCCCCCGTTAATTATTATTGTTTTACCAAGGCAATCCTAGTGTCCTTGTAATTTGTTTTTCAGTCCAGCCAATCTCTCTGAAATACTCTCTCGAAAACCATTTGGTTGCTGGCGATACATCTTGTGGATCAAACGTATCATAGAAGCAAGCCTTGGCCTTTTCATCAGACTTATCCCATATCTTACTATAGTTAGGCTTAGAGTGTGTAGTGTTGGATATAAGCTTGGTTTCCATCTGGTTGTTCTGTTGTTTAATCAACTCAAGTAATGCTTGGATACCATCAGCTGGGATCTTCGGAATACTCTTCATAACCTTGGAGTGCTGGAATAGGTTGTAGTCTTGCTTCTCACTCAAAAAGAAGTCAATCAACTTGGTCGCCCAAATATTCTTAACGTTCATCTTGATCTTGTTGAATACAATTAACTCTTCTACTAACTCATTGGCCAGCGTGTTTACTTCATCTTCAGTCATTGTGTTGCCCCCAGCTTCATAGCAATCAATGCTTTACGTGAGTCACTCATGCCAGCAAACGTGCCTTTCTTTTTAGTTGACTGATCAATACCAATGTAATCCTTTCTCAAGTAGTTTCTAAAGCATGACTGTAGATCTTGCCACTTGGCCGTTCTATTCAGCATCTGATCTTTGAATGACTGAATTAGATCATTAGCCTGGCTGGCTGTTATGCCAACGTGCTTATCTCTAACTGCTTTCTCTGAAGCCTCGTTCGGAATGAAGTTTTCAATTTGATCCTTCTTAGTATTAGTATTAGTATTAGTATTTATAGTAGTAAGTATAGTATTAGTATTAGTAGAGTCGTTACGAGTACGTAACGTAGTTGTACTAGGTTTACCAAATAACTCATCATCAGATAGGATCTGTTTATTGTTTAATAACATATCTTTGTTCTTATCAATAACTGCTCCAGCCAAGGCTGTGTATTGATTTTCTGTTACTTCAATAGTGTGACTAACTGAATTTTTACTAGCGTTATAACCAAAGAATACCGTTAACTTAAACGATAGCTTGGTTGTTTTATTAGTCAATAGAGATTGGAGGCTTGCCCCCGTGTAATCTTCTATATCGTATGGTGTGTGGTTGATAATTACATTATCAATAATAGAATACTCCATGATTTTATTACCTATATGTTGTTATTTAAAACGGGATCGCATCATCAAATCCATCTTGTGCTACTGTATCAGCAGATACTTCAGCTACTTTGTCTTCCTTCTTAGCAATGCTAAATGTTAATGCTGGTGCTTTAGGGTTTGCTCCTTCCTTTCTTGTCCAGGCTGATACCCAATACTCTACCCCATCAACGTTTAATGAGCCTTTGAATTGAGGGTGCTTATCTGATTTAATATCATCGTTTTTCCAGATCTGGCCGCGGTTTGTATTATCATATGATTCTGACATTTCTTACTCCTTTTATTAAAATTAAGTTAGCTGGTAACGCCAGCAACTCGCACATCGAAATAATAACGAGGACATGGAGTACCCCCGAAAAAGCTTTGTGATCAGCTTAATTTACATACCTTCACTTGACTCATTAGAATCAAATAGCTGGTGATAATAGTCACAGATCTGTATAAATCCGTTTTTCTCTGCATAGTCATACATATCACTAGCAGAGTCATAATCATTTTCTTTCTTCGCCTTGTCTAATGCTTTCTTTCCAGCAAGCATCCGTGCGTTGTGTTCTTGTGTAGCCGTTGCTGGCTTTGCCTTTCCAGATGCAACATTGCCATCATCATCAATGGCTTCTAGGCCAAACATAGTGACTAAAGCATAACGCCTTGCATAGGTAATTGCACCTCCAAGCTTTTGCATATCAGCACTAGGTATAACCAGGTGCGTGTGGCTTATGATCTTCTCTTCTGGATTGGGAATGTTAACCAACTCGGTTGTTAATACATCAACTCCATCAATACGGTTAGCATACTGAACATAGATCAGATTACACTCGATCAATGAAGGTGCTAAGGCATCCATAACGCTGTTTAGATCAGCATACTTGCTCTTGAAAAAGGGATTGCTCGCTTTCTTTTTAACGCCCGTGATCATGTTTCTAGCCATTGCTAATCTTTCATAAATGTTTAGTGTTTTAGCTTCCATTTTTATCTCCTTTTCTTATGTCTAAAAAGCCTAAGTCAATCTCGGGAAAGACTCCAGCTCTCTTTTCTTTGTATTCATCATAACCTCGATCATGATCAACCATATCCCTGGCAAACTCTTCAGTCGCCATAACTTCATGAGCATAGGCCATAAAATCTGGCTCTTCACTTTGTGTGTGAGCATTATCTTCTTGCATCTCTAAATGCAAATTAGAAAAATATCCCATTATCTTTCCCCCCAAATAGAATCAGCAATTGCTTTGTTTCTATCCTTCTGTCTTTTGACAAATAATAGTTGACCGCCCAAAGATATTGCTTGGACTGTTGGTAGGTGTCTAACTTCATCCCAAATCTCTCTTGGTAGGTGTGCTAAAGCATCAACGTGTTCATCGTATAACTCTTCAGATCTTTGATCTTCTTTTTCGTAATCAATCATGATTATCTCCTCTTTAAAATTGTTATTATACACTTCTTATACTCTACTTGTGATCTTTTGTAATCTCTGTAGAGTAGGTAAGTAAAGGCTTCTAGAGATATATAGATCAAACTAAGGATAATTAACGTTGTGTTCATCTTCACCTCTATTAATTATTTTATCGTTGTATTCGATCAAGTATGTTAACTTGAAGGCCATGTATAAGATCAATGCTCCAAGCATAATATCAAACATTTTCTTTTTCCTTGATCATTCCCATAAATACTGAAGTTGTTTCATGGATCATAGCCATAATATCCTCGGCTGGTAGATCCTCGTAAGCTTCAGCAACATTCGATAACAAAAAGTCTTCCCAATAACTATCGCTCCACTCCGTATGATCAGTTGGTAATGTAGTAGTTAGATATAATCCACTAACTGTTTCCATAACTTCATACTCGTTAAATCTTGCTTTAAATGTTTTCATTACAGGCCTTTAGTAGTTTACGGATCAATACGTTAGCTTCAGCTTCATCTTGATCAAAGTTTATAGTGATGCTACGCCCAACTAAATCGACATATACATGCCAATGCTCAGTGATAGTGTTATTAAATCCGTGTTTAATATCCATTGATCTTTTAAAGTAAATAATATGATCCGTGTTTATGTATTCGTTTGGTTTGATTTCTATGATCATGACTCATCCTCTTGCATTAGATTAAACAAAGAAACATACTCATCTGAAGTTGTATAGCTTATTAAATCATTAGCTTCTTTAGCGATCATGGCCATGTTTACAACGTCTATATGACTATGCATGCTGACATCAGTTAACTCGCCCGTAACGGCCGTATATAGATCCTGAAGCTTCGCTTTACAATCTCTACTTTCATCAACTAGATTCTTGATATTTTCTTTTAATTCCTTCATGTTATTAACTCCAAAATACGTTTCCTTGCATCTATCGAATCAACAGTTTTTGAAATGATTTTAGCTTTGTATAATTTATCAATTGCTCGTTTGATCGTTGAAAAACCATAATCTCTAAAGTATTTGGTTGCATATACTTTGTTAGTTGTAACTCTGTGATGAGATTGTATAAAGATCAATACATCAATATCGATATCTAATAACTTGATTCTTTCTTGATTACTTATACCAACTTGATGATCTCTTTTTAAACTTAACATTGGCCAGATTGCCCTTGCTTCTTTGTTTGTCATAAACTACTCCATTGTTTGATCGTAACGACTTCGTACTACTTCGTAACGACCTTTAAAAACTAGCTTAACACAACGTTAAACCCGCTTATAACGTGGACTTCAGCGTTATATGTTTCATATTGTACTCGTTTAAATACGGTGTGTCAATAGCATATACTGAATTAACTTAAATTGATTAACGTTCGATTGATCTAAATCTTTTTTCTTTTTTCTTTTTTTTATTATTATTATTATTAGTGGCCTCTTTTTCTGTTGATAACTTCAGTTTTTACTGTTAAATCAATGACTTGCATAGTGGATAAAGCTGTTGATAACAATTGTATAGGATTGTGGATAAGTGGATAACTCTTACCTTTTGCCTTAGTTGTTAACAATTTAACGTGATTGTGGATAACTACTTATACATACGTGTTGATAACGTAACGTATGGTTGGAGTGAAGGCGTCAAAGCCTTGTATAACTTGATGTATAACTTTTATTTTGAAATTTAAGTGTTGCAAAAGTATATACCCATGGTATGATTTGGTTTCTTAAATAAAGCATGGAGCAAAAAATGAGACAAATAACTAAAGATAGTGTTCAAACAATGTTTGATAATAGAAAAATGAATAAGCAAAATATGAGTGTTAGTGATGGCGTTATGAGATTGCATGGTAACGCTATTGCCTGGTTTAATGATAGTGAAAATCCTGGCCAAAAGAGAAAAACAATAACGCTTAGTGATGGAGGTTGGCAAACCGTAACTACTAAAGAGCGATTGAATGGTATTCTTGATCATTTGAATTTAGGCCATATATTCCAAAAAGATTTTGTTTGGTATTATTCTCCAGGAAGTGGCTGTGTTAAACCTTTTGGTGGATCAATGGAGATCAGACTATGAGAGATTGGATTGGAGATGCAACTAAATTGTTTGAAGGCAAGATAGTTGAAAAAATTGAATACACCACTACCAGGGATCTAAAGAATTTGGGTTGGAATAAATCTGCTCCGATGATTATCTTTACTGATGGCACGTATATTTTGGCAAGCTGTGATGATGAGGGTAATGAAGGCGGAGTGTTTTTCACTCCCTTTGATGATATGCCCGTGATCCCTAGCAACGGTAACTTACAACCTGGTCAACGTGTAACGCCAACGTAACGCCAACGTAACGATCACGTAACGGTTAACGTAAAGCCCGCCTAAAGTTTTTACTAAGGTGGGTTTTTTTTCGCCCGTAACATAGGGATTTTTAATAAAATTAATATTTCAAATTGAATAATATGCCAGGCCAGGCCAGGTTATAATTTCGGCATGGATCAATTTTGATCTTGTTTTTAATCATGGAGATTAAATTATGCTAAAAGAAATAATAGAAATAACACAAGGTTATTCGGTAGATGATACATATCACGGTGAAATTATGAAGTTTGAAGATTACGATCAAGCGATAGAGTGGTGCCAGGAGCAAGAGATAATTTACTACCATAAGGCAATGCAATACCTGGCCGAAAATGATGCA